AGCTTTAATTCTTTTTTTAAGTTTAACTTTATTAATACCATTATCTTTAAAACGGTCTCGCATATCCTCATCATCATTATACTTATCTACTATATCATCAAGAGTTGAATCAGTAACATCACCATATCCTTTAGCTTTAAATACATTTTGTAAATCATCAATAGTTAATTTATCATCATATATCGTACTAATACTTGCTGCATCTTTTGTGAAGTAATCTTCATCGGCTGATGAGTATTTAGATAAATCAGGCTTACCCTCCGGCTTTGCTACTACATCTGACTTCTTATCATCATCACCATAAATAAATTTAGAAAGCTTCCCTTGTGTTTTTTTAGGTTCTTCTTTAGAATCAGTAGGTGCATCATAACCGGCATCTTTAGAGAACATATTAGGTTTCTCCGTTTCACCGGCAGAATCACCTCCCTTCTCTGCCTCATCTTCTTTTTTATCGTGAGTTCCAGATTTTACAGCTGCATCTCTAGCATCTTTAGTATTGAATACAGATACTTTACCACTATCTTTGTTTACTGCTGTAAATGATTCTTCCTTCATTAACTCAGCTAATTTTAATTTAGCTTGATGTGCTTTTGTAACACTATCTAATGTAGGTAGTGCATCACCAAATTTTCTTTTATCAAATCCTGGTGTTGATTCGTTTAGTAAGTCTGTTAACTTTATCATAGTAGTAATTTATTATTTTTTTCCTAATCTTCTATTAGCTTCTTCAATATCTAAATCAGCCATTTCGTAATATCTATTTAAAATGTTACCCATATCTTCATATAGAGCACCTAACCTCTCATCCATTTGTCTTGCTTCTGAAGCAATCTTTTCGAATGATTTATCCATCTTCTCCAATTCACTTAGGTTACGTTTAATCGTTACCTTATCGAACCAATCATCAGATTCTCCTAATAGCAATGCCTTAGAAGCTTCTACGATTCCACCTAAAGTTTCTGCTACCTCTACGATATCAGATTTTCTTTTCATTTGTTCATCAAAACTTTTGTAAGTTGAGATAACTTCTAAAAAGTGTTTTTTAACTTCATTTGATAAAGGTCTGTTAGCTTCAAGTGATTCAGATAAACTGAATTTACCATCAACAACCTTTACAGAGTTAATATTAGTTTTACGGATATCATTGTATCCTTTACTTACGCTTGTACCTTGTTTAGAATCTTGCTTAAATTCTATTTTGGTTTCAGAAACGTATTTGTATATGTCAAATCCTTTTTTCATTATGATAATTCCGTTATTATTTCTCTCATTAAATTTTCTGCTTTACAAAAATCACCACAAACATCAGTACCAATACTTTTTACTACTGATTCATTCATAGGTGTCATAAATGCACCATGTGTAGATGGGTTAGAAACAAAATCCCAACCAATTAGTTCGAAATCAGGCTCTACCTTTACTTTACCTTCTCCAATATTAGTAACTGAACCCATACCTCTTGATGAGATACCTAATAGGATACCAGCTCTTAGTAATTCTTTTAAGATGTTACCAGATGGAGTTGGTAGTATTTCAACTGTACCTACTACATCATCACCTTCCCAGTGAATCTCTCTTATATTATGAGAAACATTCTTTAGGTTAATTACAGAAGAATCAGGATGGTCTAATTCACCCAATGCTCTTCTTTCCTTAATAAGAGTTTGGTAATTGTTTACCTCTCTCTCTAATATATTTCTTGGGTACACTCTTCCATTTTGGTTTTCTGCACCAGAACGTTGAAGAACTCCCTTAACTAATGTTCTACCAGAAGCATCTTCATTAACGCTACCTTTAAACAAATTAGTTTCTATAATTAAATTTTTCATTTCGTTCGTTTATTTTTTATTGTAAGTTTCCACTAAAGTATTAAACTCAGCTTTTACACCTTCAGTTAATACATCGTTAATACCTTCATTAACCAACATCTCAACTACATCACCTACCTCAAACTCTTTTACCATTATAGTTTCCATAACAGGTCTTTCCATAAATGTAATTACCTCAAATGCCAAATCAGTTGATAATACTTCGTTAAATTTCTTTTTGTGAAGTTTGATTGTAAGTTTTTGATTTGGATTACCATCTTTACCAGCTAATGCAGATACAAAGTTTAATCTACCTCTTAGGTTTGCTTTCTTAATACTTCTGAATAACTTACCTCCATCCAATTCATGTTTGTTAATAAATTCTTCAACAGCCGAACCTCTTGTCCCAGTTAGTGCAGCAATACCCATTGCTTCTTTACTAGCTGCTTCGTTTACTGATTCATCTACTTTGTATTTATAGATTACATCATTTCTATTTTTCAATGAAGTTTTACTATTTTGTAAATCATAATTTGCGTTAGCAGTAGTTGCTTTTGCAAACTTACCATTCTTTAAGTAGAATGTACCAATACGAGAATTGTTATCATCGGTTACATAGAATGTTGCGTTTTTCTTTTGTTTTGATAATTTAATAATATCAGTAAGATTTTTAGCTTTTATAAAATCACTATATCTTTCGTTTACTGATTTGTTTTTTGGAACCCCACAACCACCTTCAGTTACACCACCACAACCACATCCACAATCCGAATGAGATTCTTCTACTTTAAATGTTTTACCATCTACTTCGAATTCATCATCTCCATCTTCCTTAGCTTTAGTTACAGCTGCTCCAAATGCATTACCTTCCTTAACTTCACCTTTAGCATCCCATGCACTATCTATCTTATTAAAGAACTCTTTCTTTTCATCATCACTCATTGATGGGATTGACTTACCAGCTTTCTCTAATGCTTTTTTGAAAAAAACTTTATAATCAGCTTCTTCATTCATAACTAATTTTAAAGTTTCCTTTATTTGTTCTTTAGTAATTTTCATAGTTATAATTTCCTATTAAAAGTTTTGTATTTTAGTTGCTACACTATTTAATCGTTCTCTGATTTTAGATAGGTTCTTTTGGGTACGTTTCCAATATTGGTCAGATTCTAATCCTCCCTCTTTTTTGATTTTACCATACCATCCTACGAATTTCTCAATTTCAGCAAGTTGTTTATTAACACTAGAAATTCCTCTACCAATTTTTGCTTTCGGTGAGGATTCATCTTTTTTTAACTCATGCCAACGATTTTCCTCTACTCTTTTATATCCAGTAGATTTGTTGATTCTATCAACCACATCATCATCAGTTTCTGCATCTTCATCAGTACCATCGGTACCTTTGAAAGCATTAGGAGTATTATATCCGGCTATATCACCAGATGTAGTTGCTTCTTCGATATCCAATTCATCATTTTCTATCTCAGCTATTAACTCCTTAATATATTTTTTTAAATTATTTCCCATTCACCTTACTTTTCAACTCTTTAATTAATTCATATGAAATCATTAATGATGAAACGTGATTATCAGAAACTACTTTACCAATTTTTGTTTTGGATAATACCAATGTAGTTTCAGCTAATTTGATTTTGGTTACTTTATCTTTTATAGCTTTACCCAATGATTTCATCTCTGAAATAATCTTAGGGATTTCCTTTTGGATGTAAGATTTGAATCCAGTTGTATTGGATAAGTTATTGATGTATTCCTTTAATAGGTTTTTCTGATTATCATCTAAGTTAGAATACTTTTTATTAAATGTTTCTACTAAGATTTTATAAGTAAGTAAACGTAAATCCTTATCTTGCTTTTTATAACTTTCAACTATCCTATCAGCTTCTACAGCTTCTACCATTTTAGTTGGCTTTGATGTGATGTTTTCGATTAATGTAATCTTAGAATTAAATACATCCTTTACATCATAGTTTTCATAGTTCTTAGATTCAAATACTTTATATATTGAAGCTAATACTTTATAGTTTGTTATAGGTGAAGATAAGAAGTCATCCATATTGAATGATTCATTAATCTTTTTAATAAGATTATATTTTTCTTTGTGTAGATTCTTTTGATTGATTCTACTATGAGCTTCGTTTATAGTATCAATGAACTTTTCTGCTCTTGATTCTGACTTATACTTCTCCTTTAATAAAAGGTCGTATAAACGTAGTTCTTTGTTCAGTTCAGTTTTTGCTGAAAAGAATTCGCTTACTATCGTCTTTGCAGTTTCCGTTGTATCACCATTTAAAACCTCTAACGTGATTTGTCTCACTAGAAGTTCAAAAAGAATACCGGTATTCTTAAATTTTGAATGTTTTACTCTCTTCATTGCGTTTTTTGCCCTATAATAATATATTCCTACACAAAAGTTTATCGTATATAAATATAAGTTTTATTTTATTTATTAAATTTTTCTTCATCTAACAAGTTACTATCACTTAAAAAATCAGTTTTTTCAGTAATTACCTTCTTCTGAGGGGATATACCATTAACATATTCTTTAGCGAATTTACCCACTTTCCTAGCTTCCCTACCAATCTTAGATTCAGTTTTCTTTAAAGCCTTTTGGTTTTCCTTAGCACCTAACGGGTCTCTCCCATATGGGTGTTTATCTTTACCATAGGTATTACCTTCCTTTGGTCTACCACCTTTATCTTTTAGTTCGTTTTTCAACTCCTCTAATTCACTCTCAACATCAGTTGCTTCAGTTTCCATTGCTGGGTCACTTCCCTCATCTTCAATAGAACGATATCTGAATCTATCTTTAAGGTCATTAACCATTTGAGTTTTTTGGTGGTCTGCTTCATCCTTACTCATATTAAAGATATTCTCATATGCCCATTCTTTTGAAATCATATTCAATTGAGTAATATCAGATACCAATCTTACTTTCTCACTCCAAAGATTTACCTTCTCTTGCTCATAGATTGTAGATGGGTTAACTAAGTTTAATTCGAAATCAACCATTTCGGTTCCTTCTAGCCCTTGTGCTGCTAAATGTACAACTGCAAGTTTTGTAAGTTCTGATACTAATGTTCTTTGGATTCGTTCGATTGTTCTAGCGAATCTCACATCTTCTGCAGCAAGAGTTGCTTTACCATTTACATTCTCATCATATCCCAAATATGCTTTAGGTATTTTAAGTGCTGCAAATAACTTATTCTTTAAGTAATCGATATCTTCAATAGCAGTATATTGTAATCCACCCAAAGAATCTATTTCAGTTCCACTATCACCACCCCTAACAGGTAAGAAGAAATCTTCCGTTAAGTTTTGGATGTTATATTTTAAATTGTAATCACCTGTATTCTTATCAACAAAAGGAGTTTTCTTCATTTTGTTAATTATCTTCTGCATATAGTTATCTACTTCTTGTGGAGGTATGTTACCAATATCAATTTTGAAAACTCTCTTATCAGGTGCTCTCATAATTCTATGGATTAACATTGCATCTTCCATTAAAGAAACTTGCTTCCATATTCTTCTACCATTTTCAATCATTGCCTTTCCATAAGGAAGGAAATTTGTATCTGATAGTAATCTGAAGTGTGCTATTTCAAAGTTCTCATAGTCACCTTTCCCATTAGGGTCATGGTTAACTTTAAACTTTACATAGTTTGGATTGTTTGGGTCAGTATTCTCCACTCTTTCAGTTTCATAAACTGGAAGTGGTTGTACATTGATAATTCCTTTCCCTGGTGCTACTTCAATAGATAAGTAGAAATCACCATACTTTACCATATTACGAGTCCAAGCCCAAAGGTTAAACTCTACATTAAGAATATCATAGAAAAGATTCTCTAATAATGCCTTAACGTTTTCATTTTGTGTTTTAATTTGAATAACATCACCGAATTCATTTTTCAATGTAGATTCATCTGCGTATATATCTAATGCTGATGATATGATAGGGTCATTATCCATTGAATCATAATCTCTAAACAATTCTCTACGAACTTGATGATATGCCATTGATTGAGCGGCTGATTGCTGCCCTGCAAATGAACGTTGGAGTTTTGTGTACCTATCTTTTAAATTTAAAAGATTTGTACTACCTTGTTGTCTATCATCCGTATCTTTAACTGTCCTCTTACCATCCTTATCAATAACTACGATTGCTTGGGTTGAGAAAAGTTTTGTTAACTTTTGAAAAAATGAACTATTTTGCTGTTCTGCCATTATACTTCTGTTTATTTAATAATCTTACAAATATACGAAAAATTATTAATATATCCTAATTTATTTACCACGCTTTACAACTCCAATATCTTGCTCCAGTTCTTGGACCGGGTGTATCACAATTGTGCCTAGCTCTAAATGCTTTCTTTCTTGATGGTATATCTTTTTGAATCTGCATTGTTTTCTCACCTGCTTTCTTAGCAGATGTTCCACCATGTCCAAAGTTTACCTTTACAACATTTCCCTTTGGATTCTTTACATACACCTTAAACTTCTTAACATCACCTCTCATAGGTTTGTTTAGTTTAACTTCTCTACCTTGATACTCACCTTCGTTGATATCCGGCTTATATTCTTTTATGAATTCTAAAAATTCTTTTAAATCAGACTCGTTTTCAACATCATATTCAATGATGTCTGCTTTGAATTCCTTTGTGAACTCTTTGTAAAGTTGCTTAGTTGCATTATCCATAATAAATCCTATACTATATAAATATAACAAAATTGATTTATAACCAATTTGTTAAGTCCTCAAATGAACCATCACCTACATCCATTTTCCAAGGATTATCATCTGAATCATTACCACCATATATACCTGTATAAGTATGAGATGAAATACTGTTAATAGCCTGTTTAGTTAAATCAACACCCTCTTGTCTTAATCTAAGCGCAGTATCCCTAACCCATAACCCAATTGCAAGTGCCATAACTAAATCATCGTTATAACCTCTCATTGCCTCAGCTCTACCATTATTCCATATAAATGTAAACATCTCATCTATCGTTCGTACTGAACGTATTGTGATTGATTTATCTCTTATGTACTCTTCTAATTTTGAGATGATTAATGGTCTTGTTCTGGAGGTTGTGGAGAACCCTGCTACTTGGTTCTTATCCTGCGAACGATATTTGTTAGTATGTTGATTACCAGAATCAACGTACTTTATATCTTTATCGGTGTAGTATAAATTAGTATAACTTCTATCAATTACTTGTTGGATAGTTGCCCATCCTATGTTTGCGTTTTCAATTACTAACAATGCGTTGTTATATTCAGTTGCTAATGCTACTAAAAAGTTTCCAAAATCCTTTGTATCTAATTTACCTTTATATTCAGCTACCTGAACTGATGTAACAACATCAATAACGTGTGCGGTAGAGAAATCCGAAGCATCCCCTCTAGCGACATCGGCTACTACTATATAAGATTTATTGTAATCAGCATATTCCCATTTCCATAGGTTACCATCGAATCCAGTTTTCTCAATTGGTTCTTGAACATACGTATCTTTATAGAATTGTAAAAGTTGTGGGTCTATAACACTATCTCCAGAAGATACAAAATCACAATCACATTCCTGTGCTGCTCCTTTTGGTCCTAATAATCGTTCTTGCTCATCTCTCCAATCTTGGTCTCTTTCAGGGTGAACTGTCCAATGTAATCTGATTGTGTTGAAATCATTTCTACCTTCTTCAGCTCCTACCCAAGTTTTATGATACCAATTACCCACACCATTTGGAGTTGATAACACAATTGCGTTACCCCCCGTAGATAATGTAGATTGTGCAGATACCCATATATCTTCAATCTTATCAATAAATGCCGCTTCATCAAATACTAATAATGATAACGCTTCCGAACGACCCGCATCACTAGCAGCAGATGTTGCTTTGGCTTGTGAACCATTTGAATATCGTAAGGATAGTTTGTTATCTTCTACTGTTTCCAACTTTAACCAAGATGGTAAGTATTGATTCATTACTCTAATCTTAGTAATTAGATTCTTAGCCACCTCTTGCTTAGTTGCAATAACCAATACATTGAAGTCTTGGTTAAATAACATTTTCCAAAGTGAATACCCAGCGGTTAGAGTTGATATACCAGTTTGTCTGGATTTTAGTATTATATTATAACGATGGTCTTTGAAGTCAATTAATGTATCTTCTTGGAATGGATATAATTGGAATTGTATTTTTCCCCTAACAGGGTGTTGAATCATACAATATTTTTTCATAAAATAAATTGGGTCAGAAGCACACTTCTGATATTCCAACTTGATTATATCCTTCAACGATTGTTTAGCCATAAATTATTTCTTCTTACCTAATGATATCTTCCAATACATACCAGCACTAATATATGGTGATAGTTGTTGTATATTAGAATTATTTTGTACTCCCAATCCTAATTGGAATATTTTATCTTTCTTAGTTTTTAGTAATAACGAACCGGATATGTTAGTAATTACATCTTCTCTATTAAATCCACCATTTAATCCCCAATACAATTGAGTCTTTGGTAATTCCTTTACGATTGATGTATTATAAATTGTTGGAATTTGAAATGTCCAATCTACATCTCTGGAGATGATTGAGTTTTGTGATATATTATCGGTTATGATTCCAAATCCTAAATTTGGTGATGGTTTGTTACCCAATGAATCAGTAACTCCTTTTGGAAACTCATATGAAAGATTTAATGTATCTTTAACTTGATATGTAGAAAAGTACTTTTCTACAATTGCCAAAGTATCGATATCAATCGGTATTTCAACCTCAATTGTTTCAACTTTAGTAATGTATTTTGGTATATAGGTTGGAACCTTTACTTCCTTAGTTACAAAAACAGTATCGATAGTTTGTTTTATTAGTTCATAATCTTTACCATCGACCTCAACAGTTTCTATATCCTTTGTATCTTCGTTATCACAACCTCTCATTAATAACACTACACATAGTGCCATTATTAGAATAGTTTTTAAATCAAATTTCCTTAACCAACTCATAATTCTTATGCTTTAATTTCTCATACGCACTATTACGCTTTTCGATAACTTCAGTAAGTTCCTTCTTACCATTTGCTATATCGGTTTCTATCTGAGCTTTTAAAGTCTGAACATCATCATTGGATTGCCACTTTTCAACGGAACCATTATCATTTACATATTCATGAACGTTACCAACTTCACTAAGAGCTTGATTCCACTTTTCTATAACATCAGTTCCATAATCAGCCATATTAGAATATATCCTATATTCTTCATAGGCTTCCCAATTACCATCCAATTTTATAATAAGTTCTCTTTTTGCTAAACAACCAGCACAATAACCAGTTTTAGAAATTAACTTTTTATCAGAGTTTGAAAATTTACCACTAACATCACAATCATCAGCTTTACATTGATGTAATGATTCAATGTGTTTTCTTAACTCAGACATTACATTTGACATTTTGGATGATTTTACTTTACCAAAATCCTTTTGTTCCCAAACGTTGCCATCCGAATCATTCCAAATATCCCCGACTTCACGTTTGCTTTCTTCTTCCTTTATATCAGAGAATGCGATTTGAGTATTTTTTGCATACTCACCAGTTTGTACCATATCAGCCAACTTTCTACGAGTTGGATGCATGAACTTTCTACTAAATTTTTTACTATCTCCCATAACCTATTATATACTTATATATATAAGTATTGAGTTTTTTACTATTCGTAAAATAAACCAAGTATCTGATTAAGTGGTGCGAACGTTCCGGTTAATTTGAAAGTCTTACCATTGTACACAAATACAATTCCCTCATTAGGAACGATTTTATCCTTACCACCAATTGCCTTTAATCTTTGTAGTTCCATTTTAAGTTTAGCTATCTTCTTTTCATCACCACTCTTTCGAACATCAATGATAGTTTTATCTAACCTCTTTTTCATATCCCTAATTGCCTTATCAGGGTTAGCTGCAAGTACTGAACTCATAAATGAAAGTATATCTGCTCCGATACCTAAGAAGATATCTTCAAATGGTCTAATGTTATCTTTAGCCATCTTAGCATGGTCATTCTTATCAATTCCCTTTGCCCATTCTAATGTTTTAACATCTTCGAAATTCTTCTTATCTAATCTAAATGATTTATCATAGAAAGCCCATCTCTTAACTAATCCCATTAAAACTCTATTATCTAATTTAGTTGGTGATTTCTTAGTTACGAAATCCATCCAATATGCTTGATGATAATTAGCTATGCCATCATTATCTTTTAACTTAAACTTTGATTGTAGTTTTCCTATTTTTGAATTGTACTTTCCTTTTAGAGAAGTTAAATCCTTACTCTTAGGTAATACGTTGATAGGTGGACCTGATATTGTGTATGCTGATTGTACATCTTGATTTACTTGCTTAATCATTCCAGCAAGTATCTTAGCTGCATCTTGATTCTCACCAATAGCGATACCTTCTTCATTGAATTCCATAGTACCATGAAATACTAATAGAGCTTGTCCATATGGTATTACATTTACTGAGGTTGGGTATATTACTTCTAAGTTCATAAAACATGCACCACCTTTAAAGATTTTATCTCTTTGTTTTTCAGAAAGTGATTTTATTGCTTTTGATAAATCATTCATAGCAAAGTTATATGCCTTTTCTAATTCACCTCTACCAGCAAACTTAGTAGCTACACCTTTTATATCCAAAGCGTTTTCACCTTTGTTTTTTAAGTGTCCTTTGTTACGAGCAGCAACTAATCTACCATCTCTCCAACTTACAGCCAATGCTTGTCCATCAGTTTTCTCTCTTGCTAAGTCCAAGTTTCCTTCTAATGCTTTATTTACAATATCTTTAAGTTGACCGAATGTAAGATTGATTTCAGTATCGAATGGATGATTCATATGTCCATATGCCCCACCTTCGTTTAGAAGAACTTCACTTAGTAATTTATTTAATCTTATCATAATAGGTTTTATTTTTTATTAGTTGATTCAGCGATACCACCACTCAATGCATATGGTTCGTTATATTTCAACTTTTTCTTTTCTCTAACCGGTTCATACCCTTTTTTCTTAGTATCCTTTTCTTTGTTTTGATGACCTGGGGTTTTCCCGTCATCATCAAAATCAATTGTATCTGGTTCTGCTATTGAACCTCTCTTTGCGTATGCTGATGTTATGTGATGGTCATTAAAATCACTTTCACCTTCAGATGATGGTTTTCCACTTTTTACAGGTTTCATCTTATCAGTAACTTTAGTTGGTAATGATTCGAATTTATATTTCGGGTCTGATGTTTTGAAATCAGCTTTCCTCATTATAGTCTTAGCGATTAGTTTGTTTGATTGTTTCATAAATGGAATGTTTAGATTTGTTCTATCATCCTTTACTACAATCTGATTGTATTGATTAAGGAACTTTACAAATTCCTTTTTGTTTTTACCTAATCTTTTAAAGAATCCTATCAACTCTGCGTTTGATACTTCTTTTCCGTTTCTTGGGTCATTTAACCTATCGAAGAAATGTTTACCAGTAAGAACTATATCAACTGGTTTAAGTTGTTTATCAGCGAATTTATCAATCTTTTGTAAATCACCCATTGGGATTTCAGTTAAGGTATCTTCCTTTAATGGACTCATACCATTCTTAACTCTAACCTTATTTAACTTTTGAAGAACTTCTTTTTGTTTTTTAGATTTTGGCATTTGTTTTAATGCTTGTGAAGTTAATTGGTATATAAGAGTTCTATCTTCTGAGGATAATTCCTCCAACATACTATTTGATTCCTTCCACTTATATAATCCAGCTATATCAAGTTTTTGTTTATGAGAATCCCATCCACATTGATGACATAAATACTTACCACTATCATCAGCTTCGATTTCCCATTGATGATTACATTTTTCACATTTGATTTCAGTACCAGCAAGTTCAACTAATGTACCTTCTTCAATTACTCTAATTCTGAGTATTGCTTTACCATTTATAGTAATATCACCTTTTTCGTTTTTACCAATTGTTTTAACTACAATACGTTTGTTTTTGAATTTGCCACCCAATACAGTATCACCTACATTAATTGGAATAGTAATATCTTCCTTTACGATATTGGAGTTTGGGTCTTTTACTTTCTTAGTTTTTTCAGCTTCTTCTTTTTCATCTTCTAAATCAATAGAATCAAGTACCGAGTATCCTACTAAACTAGCGAATCGAGTTGCATGTTTAAACCATAATCTATATGCTTGTGAACCATAGAAATCCTTTTGGTTAGTTGCCGTTGTTTTACCAATTACACCCGCTGGGAATGGAGTTACTGCTTTTACAGGTCCATTTGGATAAATTGGATGTGAATCTATATCAGTAAGTTCATCACTCATAATTTGTGCCAACACTGTGTATCCAATTTCTTCAGCTCGTTTCTTAGCTACTTTATCGAATGCTTTATAAGTTGGGAATAGAAAGTTAGGCCCATCATCAGCTTCTTCAGCTCCACCTATCTTAGATGCTTCTTTAATTAACTCAACGTTATCAACTATCCAATTTTCGATTATGTGTTTTGGGATAAAGATTCCCTCAGATGTTATCTCTGGTAGTTGTGATAACTTACCAGCTATAAATTTAAATATTTTTGGGTTGAACTTACCATATGCCCTTTTAGTAAAGAATTGCTTCTTATCTTCATCAGAACCTTTTCTCAATCCCATCCGAACATCAGTTCCACTTACTGGGTTTGATTGTTGAGGAGCTATGTAAACATATCCCTTATCTTTATATCCTTCAAATTCTAAGTTATCCTTATAAGGAGTAAAAAACTTACCACCTAATCTACTAGCATCCTTCTTACCAACCACAGTAATAAATCCAGTTGTATCTGAATCAAACTTCTTTAATATTTCGGTTGGTACATATGGATTCTTAACTTCAACAATTCTATTTGATGGAACACCAAACATAGTTGTCATTATTTGTTTTTTCTCTTTGAAATTAAAAGGTGATTTCGTATTATCGGTTTTGTTAGATGTTCCGATATACACTTTATCCTTTCCAAACTTTTTCACTAAGTGTGAGTAAGTTGCGTAATGACCTTTGTGGAAAGGTTGAAAACGACCAGAGTAGACAACAATTAAGTTCTCTACTTTGGCCGCTTCCAATAATATACTTTCTACTAAAAAGTTAGATAATTCGTTCATTGTAATAGTACGTTTTCTATTGTACTATATAAATATACGATTTTGATTATTTCACAACTTCCATCTGCTCAGCCATCTTTTCTTTGATAGATGGGTCAAATGTAATTGTACCTTTTTGTAAATCAAGTTGCCCTCTTGGGTATTCTTTCTCAAGTTCATTAACTAAGCCTCTAATAGCTTCGTTTTTTTCTTTGAAATCAGCTTCTGCTTTTTCTACACCTTCATCAAGTTTAACTAACTCATCTTCCAACTCTTTTCTTCGTAGATAAAGTTGTCCGAATACATTTACTAACTGAGAGATTTCCTCATTAGCTTCTTTTATTGGAGTTACTACACCTTCTTCAAGTGTTCTTGTAACCAATTCGATTTTTTGAATTTCTTCGTTTGCCATAATAGTTTTTTAATTAAAAAATTTGTTTATTTTGAATTCATATATAAATATACATAAATTATGTTTTCGTTATAATTGTAACACCTCTCTTTTGTACTACTTGAGATGCACAATCATTTCCGAATTTTATTGATTCATTCACATCTGAGCTTTCTATATACTTCATAGTGAATCCAGCTACGAAAGTATCACCTGCTCCTGATATATCCATAATCTCAACTTCTTTAGTTGGATACATAACATCTTTATGTTTACATCCTTCTTTATCAAGTGTGATTATAAGTTTTTCAATTACCCATTCATTATCATTAATAAATGTTTCATTGTTTAAGTATTCAGTTCTATTTAATTTAATAAATTTTAAATCCCTACACCATTCACCTAATTTCTTTTTTGTATCACATATTGTGTTTGGGTGATTAAATGCTATATGTGCAATATCATCATTGGTTAAAAATCCTTTATTATAATCTGATATCACTACCATATCATAATCCCAATAATTAGTTGGTAATTTAGTTTTATCAATTCTATCCACAAAATCACCCTCATCAACTCTTAACAATAGTGTATTAGATGATTCATGCACATAGCGTGTTTTTGTTATTGTAGATGTATGAGTTATAATATCTACACCCACATCCAATGATTCCAAATTAGATTGTACATTTAATGCCATCCCACCATTATATCTTTCGTTGATTGGATTGAAAACAGGAGCCGGTCCTTCAGGTGATAGACGTGGAGTATTTCCATAGATAAAGATATCCATACAACTTTCCCCTATTAAAAGTACTCTACTCATTTGTTAATATTTTTGTTGTACTAAAATCTTCCATTCGATTAAAGAATACCATTGATTTAGAATATTTTTCACCTACAATCGATTTATCCTTATAATCTGAACCTATTACAAATATATCCGGTTGATATCGTTTAATTGCCTCTTCTAACATTATCTCAGAATCGAATATTATAACTTTACTCACTCCATTAATTCTTTCTAAATTGTATTTACGTTCTTCTTCTGAATGAAATGGTCTATCATCCCCTTTTAGTTCTTTTACTCGTTTATCGGAATCTATACCAATAACAACTAACTCACCAAATGTAGATGCAAACTCAATCATTTTAAAATGAGCATGATGTAAAACATCGAAACACCCATTCATCCATACTTTCTTCATTATAAGAACTTTTCTAATTCGTTAATTACCATTTCGGATGAAATACCCTTTGTACATTCAAACTGTCTATTTGTTCCCTTATGGTCTGGACACCAATTCCAATCACCAGCATCTAATTTCAATCTATTGAAACACCCACCACATTTATCTTTAGGTGGAGTTATTCTTACACAATCACTCATCTCTGCCCAATCATATGAGAACCCACTTATTAATACAGTCTTTGTATTTAATGCCCAACTTAACCAACTTAAACCACTTCCAATTCCTATGAATGCTTTTGATTTTCTCATTTCATCCATAACACCTTCTAATGGACCCGATGGATGTTGTGTGATTCCTTTTGGATGTTTGTTACCCATATAGTTATCACCTTCATTGGATAGTAACTTAACTGTGTATCCTTTATTATTTAACCAATCAACTACATCTTGCCAACCAGTTGGATTATTCCAATATTTAGATTGTGCCGTACCATGTATAGCTATTGTAATTAATTTATCATCCTTTACAACATTCGATTTTGGTAGTAAAGGTCGTACTTCTTTATATTCCAATCCTAATATATCAGAACCCATCTTTTGCATAGTTTGGGTTTTGAAATCGTTTGGATTCTTTAATCCATTTACACCACCATCATCATTGTAGAATAACCCAACATCATACATTGCATATAAGTGTGGTACAGTAGAACCCGGTTTAACGAATTCAAACTGAGGGTATTGTTCTTCAAACATATGATTATGGAATGTAGATACAATTACTTCACAATTGTGTTTTTTTCTAAACTCCTCAAAGTATGGAAACCATGCTAATGTATCACCCAATGCCTTTGAACCCATTGATATAAACACACGTTTACCATTTGGATTGAAATCATGCTCATAAAAAACATCATCACCTCTAAGTACTCTTACCTTCCAATCAATACAATACTCTATATTTGATTTAGCCCATTGGTTATTTCCAATTGTAGTTTCAAACCTTATCTGATTTGTAGTTTTATCAATAAATTGTACTACATATTCCTCATTTACATTACCTGTTATTTCAACGAATGGTCCTCTTACAAAATGACAAGAAACTCTATTAGCTATTTCAGTAATATTGTTTTTATTCTTTTTTAATTTATCGTATATCATTTCCAAGTCTTATTTGTTAAATCTAATAATGAAAATCCTTCAGCCTGATTTGAATACATTTTATTAGTTGTGTATCTTGGTCTTTGATGATGGTAGAATACGTGATTGTACCATAAATCAGCTACATCCCATTCACAATCTTTTATTCTATCTAACCACCATTCTTTTTCTCTATTTGGGATTAAGTATGCGTGTGCTAAATCTTGGTTGTGTGCGGTTTTACTAAACAACTCATCTATCTTTTCTTTTGAGTTTGATGGATTATCTGCAAATGATATAAATGGTACATTATCTCTTTCTGATATGAAACACGCTTTATGTATAATCTCAACAAACTCCATTAACCCACTATGGATATATGCATCTGCTTCAAATACTAATGTGTAATCGTAATCAGGACTCATTGTTTCTAATGCGAATCTATGTGCCATATAACAACCATAATGTCCTCCAGTTATCCAACCCAATCCTGCTCCAGGTGAAAGTTCACCAGGTGTATTAGTTGGTGATATATGTTGTGGTCTCCTACAATGTTCTGCTGGTGGGAAATCGGTATAAGGTGTGTTTACGATAGCTTCGTAGTCGATACCATATGATTGTAGTTGTTTCAATGATTCTTGACTTATACGTTCTCTTAAATCATTCGGTTGAGTCATTAAATGTTTTATCTGAATCTTTGGTTTCTTACGAACAAAACTATACTTATCTTTTAGTATTTGGTTATAGAAGAATTCATCAACTGCTTTAGTTACTTCCTTAAATATATTTGTACCATAATCATCACCCGTAATAAATCCACCAGGTTTAACTTTATGATACCATCGTTTGATATCAGCTTTTACGGAAGTGTAATCATGCCCAACATCAATCATTATGAAATCAATAGAATCATTTTGGAATTGAGTTGATGCGTTTTCCGATGTATCCTTTATAGCTTTGAATGTACCAAAGTTATCACTCATTATTGTGTTCTCCACAAATTCACCATAAATATCACCACCATATGAACCAACAATGTTTTGATGTAGTTCTTCATCATCAGTACCTTTCCAAGTATCAACAACAGTAAAATCTATATTCTTTTTTGATTTGGTAATTGATGTAGCCATATGATTAGATGATTTACCTAACCAACTTCCTACTTCAACAAATACCTCACCACCTTTAGCGTTATTCACCATTCGGTTATATAAACCCTCATATGTGAACCAACCTGGTATCTCATTGAATTCAGGTTCTAATAACTCTATTATAATTTTCTTAGTATTGTTTATATCATCATCAATGTAAGTAACCAATTCATTAGAATCATATGTATCCAAATAAGTGTGTAACTTTCTGAAGATACATTGTAATCCATATCCCAATGCTTCTTTAATTGATAGTGGATTCAATTCTAACTTAGAACTGAAATAGAACATATCAGATGCTTTATAGAATTTATCTACATCATTACGTTCACCCCATACTACACAATTATCAGGCTTATCTTTCATTATTGGTCCCCAATATGATTCAAAGTTCATAGCTTGGTTTCCAACGAAGTGGAATTTGATTTTATACTTTTCTAAGATTCTAGCTACTTTAAATATTTCTCCTTGATTCTTACCTTCAGTAAATAACCCAACCATAAGAACGTGCTTCCATTCAGTATCAAATCCTAACTCTTTTTGAATTTCAGTTTTATTGAATGTTTGCTTCTCTATTGGATACTCCCATACCTTAGTATCAACTCCCAAATGTTCGAACTTTCTCCTACTCCATTCAGATACTAAAACATATCTATCAGGTTGGTAACGAATTTCGTTTGGGTTTGTTGCAGAACCATGTGTTGAAGCTACAATGTTGTACTTACGTGAATCTACCCACAACTTATCTAATATATCAACCGATAAAAAGTGTTCTGGTATTTCAGTAAAATGTATGATGTTTGGTTTGATAGATTTTATCAAATCAACTATTTCGGATTTATCATCTCCCAATGTATGTAGTTTAACCAATTTGTTGATTTGGTCTTTCTGAACTACAAACACTCCACCACTATGGTTGTTTACCTCAATTACTTCTATATCAAACTCATCATTGAAGATTTCGATTTGCTTTAATAAGTATTGTGGCATCCCACCAGTAGATAGGTGTGATGATACATATAACAATTTCTTTTTTGACATAAACAAATTTAGTGTATATGATTACACTTCTTTACAAAGATACAAATAATATTTTAATTTACCAAATATTTTTTAGTAAATTATTGTACCTGCATCTAAATCAATTTGTCCATTTGGATATTTCTTATCCAATTCAGCCAATTCCGAATCCATTTCTTCTATTGATGAATCCAGCTTATTACCAAATTCAATATTTTTAGAATTAAGTTCTTCTAATTGTTTTTCTATTTCTCTTCTTCGAACCACAACTTGCCCTAACCCAATTACCATATTGTTTTGTAATTCTTGGATTGATTTTAGTTTATCAATTACTGATTGGTCTAATGTTTCTGTCTTTTGTTCCATAACTTTGTTAGTTTATTATACTATATATAAGTATATATGTTTTTAATTAAACGAAATTATTACCAGCGTCTTGGCAAATCTAAAAGTTCAACAGGCCATAGATTTCTGAGTTCTTCAATAGTTGAAAATGAATCCGTTGTTATTGTAGATGGAAACTCTCTTAATGAATTTTTAGATTCAATAATCGTAGCTTTAGTAGATGTATCATCCGTTTCTAATGATTTCATAAACTGAACATCTAATCCTATAAATTTTTTATCTCTTTCTATACGATATGTATTAAGAAATCTTTCTAATGCTTTATTTTTATCTATTGACCAACTCATTATATTTCATTTTCTGTTTTAAAAGTATCCCAAGATTTAATATAAACACTACCACTACCAATACCATCACAATTAGTATAATCCCAACTAAAATTTTCAAAATCAGGTGGGAATTGTGATTGTGAAACAAATGTATATCTACACCCATTCGGTATATCCTTATTACCAACCCAATTCAATCTACCGAAATGAATTACATCCGATTCCAATTCCCAATCACCAGCTATTGTTGTTATGTTAGTATCACCCAATGATTGGGATGTTTCACTTATAATATATAATTTTTCCATATTTTTATTTTAAATTCTACCCTGGGCCGAATACTACAAAGTAAGCTTCGTATGGGTCTTGGTTTGTATCTGAATTATTATCCTTAAAGGTAACTTTCATAGCTGTACCATCTACCTTAGTTGCAACATTTAAAGAAAATTCTTCATCTGTTGGACTTTGTGAGTTAGTATCTCCACGATTACCATAACCTGCTATAAATGGTAATGCAGTACCTGATGTTAATGTATCTGTTAAATTTACAGTATATGCCCCAGTACTATTTCGAGTAATAGATGATACATTATAAGATGGTGAGAGTACAGATGTGGTTCCTGAGGTGGTTCCTCTGAATCTACAATGTGCTTTTACAATCCGTTCATCAAAATCAGTAAGAGAAACCCCATTTAAGTTTGCAAAACGTTTTGAGCTTGAACCAATATCCCACAATGAATTCGAATTAGGTATAATATCACCTAATGTATTAATAGCCGTTGTTGTGTCAGTACCACTCGATGCTTTTTCAAAGTATGATATACCACCCTTTGCTTTAAATATTTCACCACCACCACCATCAGTTCTTGGAATTTTAACAAAAGTAACTTCATCCGATACTACTTGAATACCACCAGCTTTTATCTCAACAAAATTACTAGGTAGTGAGAATACTAAAGAATTATCAAGCGTACTTAGAACTAGTCTACCACTATTTGAAGATACTGTTGTAGATGATGAACCATCATATTGAGCGAATGAAGTAATGTATCTTGTTGTTGCATTTCCAGATGAATTAAAGTCAGTAGCAACACCAGCTGAAGTAGATACTCTAACAGAATATCTAAATTTTGCTGCAGTAGATGCGGTACTTATTGGTACAATGATAGTTTGGCCATATGCGGATGCTAATGTACCATTATTGGCACCATCATCGGCTGCATAACTATTATAATTCCAAGTACCTTGGGCAATATTATGTGATAGTATATCATTTGATATATAATTGTGAACTCCAGGAACTGAGAAAGTATATACCTTATCTCCTTCCAATATTTCAACTTTATCAACTAATTGTAAAGAGATAGTATCGCCATCTTTTACGTAAATTTTACTCTCACCTTCAATTAGTTCTTTTGCTGGTATTTCTTTATTGTTATCTTTCCAAAATCCATGCGAATCCGAAACTTCAATAACTTTATCACCTACTGTTATTTTATATATTTCATTCGTTGTACGTGTTTTGACAGCATCTATGGTAAATTCAGAAAATCTATCTACACCAATATGTGTATCGATTTTATCATTCCAATTCCAAGCTAATATCGTTTGCCCTTTCTTAACATCCTTTGCTAAAATTAGAGAACCATCTGATAATGTAATTTTGGTGTTACCAACAACAGAATATTGGATTGAGCTCAGACCACCACCACCACCACCACCAGAACTAACAACACCAGTGTAATAGTTTCCAGCTCCTTTTCGGGCGGAACGTGCATAACTAGTTTGTCCAATTAGTTTTCTCCCAATAATCGCATCACTATTATTTGTATCAATTACTTCCAAATAAATATACCCACGTTGAGCTATTGCTAATGGTTGATATGACCCGTGATTTTGTCCGTTGTATGTTGGTGAGTAGTTTGGATATGATGTAGTATGTGATACCGTTTGCGTTGGTGGGTACAAAGTCAGTCCCGGCCTGTTTATTGCAACTGAGATATCACCAGCGGCAACACTCGTAGTCCCATTACCAGCACCATCAGTTAATGTAGTAGCTGTTCCAATGGAGTAGTTACTATTTTGATTGAATGGACTAGCAGCACTTGTTGCAGTTACTAATGAAGTTGGTCTAGGTACCGTTACATTTGCCCATGATAACGTTACCGAAGTAGACCCAGCAGTATTTGTTAATATACTTTGGGGTCCTATTATTACTTTCTTTGCACCAGCTTCAAATAATTGAATTTCAGCGGCTTGACCGGCGTCTCCTGGATTAAATATTATTTCCGAGTCACTATCTCTTAAAGAATTTGTATCAGCATCAATAATCCAATCACCGATTCGACCACTATCAGCGTTTATAATACCACTTATGTTTGCATTACTAGCTGATACGTTACCAGCGGCATCAACACTAAATTTAGAACCTGGCCCAGATGATGGAACATTAATAGAACCCCCTATTAAATTTGATTGTTCTATTGTAGCACCAACAATATCACCACTAAGTTGAACTATATCACCATTATATCTCATAAAGTTTCCATTAGGACTTCTTAATGAGAATTGGGGTGATTCTGAACCTGATGGGAATCCTAAGAATACACCAGTCCTATTATAACCCGCAGTATCTTGTCCCATTGATATAAATGGTTTATTACTACCCTGTGCTGAACCAGATGTTGATAATCGAATCGCATCACCAGTAACAATACGTTCACCAAAAGAACCAGCAGTCCAACTACCAACACTATTAGTGCTTATATCCTCACCAGTTCGATGTATTGTGTATAATGTTAATTTAGTTGCAGCTGCTAAATCTATCTCACCATGTGGGTTTGTAATATGAGATTTTAAATGACCACTACCATCAATACCATTGTTAGCTAAATCAAATCGGTCTCCTTCAATAGTACCTAATTTAATTGCAAGTGATGCTGACTCATATGCAGCAACTCCACCACTAGCAGGAATCGTAACACCCTCTGCCAATATATATGCATTTGCATTAGGAGCCCATGAAGGTAATCCGAACAAATTATACTCCAAATAATCAGCATTGTACTGACCTGAAGTTTGACTCATAACGTCGTTCCATGCAGCAGAGGAAGAAATTTGCGTAGATGAAGCTACCCATTTTAAATCTGAAGATTTACCAGTTCCAGCTATCTCCCAAGATGAAGTTACATATGATAGTAAATCAACAGACGATGTTAATGCGTATAATTCAGGTGATAATTCAAATTTAACTAAACTTGAAAAATCTACGCTTAATACATTATGGTTAGTTGTAATCGCACCATTTACAGTTGCCATAGAACCACTCCCAAATGGGTCAGCTGTTCTTGCGAAATATTGAGGACACTCATTTTGGCTAATTGTTCCATTACTCGCAAATTGAGTATTATATACCTGAGAATAAAATCCACCATACCACATTCCAGGTCTTACGGCCGATACGAGTAGTGATGATGTGGCGAATGCAACAGTTTCATATACATCACCAACTGTATATTCGGCTTCGTAAAATAATCCACTCTTATCAACTTGCCATCCACCAATGTTTGTTTTCACATTATCACCAGCTAAAGATAAACTTGCAGTTCCTGAATCAAATCCCATAAAGATACCATCACTTTCAAAACCTTGTGGGCTTTGTCCGATTGATATGTATGGATTTGCATTTGAATTACCAGCATCAGCATTTAATGCTATTACAGCATCTGAACCAGATGAACCAACGTTAATTGTTTGGTCTGCATACACATCAGTTGCAAATAAGATATCAGTTGCTACTGAAGTAAACTCAGCTCCGAATGAATCCCATTCATTTGCAACGTATGCACCAGTTGCCCCATCAGTATTACATATTATGTAAGAACCATTGTATTTTACAACATCAGTACGAGTAGAATTAGATGTGTATGTATCGGTTGTACTAAATTCACCTCTATATACAATACCAGCTCCAGTAGAACCAGGAGTACCATTGGTACCGGTTTTTGATTTTGAAAATGATTGTTTAATTGAACCAGTTACAGTAGTTCCATCAAGACGTTTTATACATATCTCAAAATCAATAGATGCTATATCAACTGAATCTGTCATATTACTAGCATCCGATATTGTAAACGTTGGTGAGTATCCAGTTGATGGTGATGCGGTTGTTATATCAGTACCACTAAAATTTATCGTAAAATCACCTGCCGCTTGTGGGTAAGATAATTTATGATTTAATGGAGTAGTTCCTTCAAATAAATTAATACTAGTACCACTACCAACATAAGATGAAACTACACCAGTTGGCGAAGCTGGTAATGTATGAGCTTGATTTGAATTTATTATAGTAAGAGCATCAGTTCCTTCCGTAAGTTTTACAATAGTTATTTCATCGGAAAATCCATCAGCAGTTGCAGTGATTGTTACTGCCGTATTAGAGCCAAAGTTTTCTTTACTAAGAGTAGCAGTATCCCCACTACCACCTAACGTTACATTTGGTGATGATGTAAATACAGTAGAATCTGAGATGTTTTGCCTACTGGATGTAAGAGTTATAGTTGATGGTGATATTGTACCATCCTTAGCTACTATAAATGATTGTGCATCTGTGGATAATCTTATTGTTTTAGCATTTATTCCAGCCGTACCAGATGTTCCAGCCGCAGCGGCTGTTGCCCAATACGTTTCGTAACTACTACCATTTAATGGTTCTGAATTTGCTGTGTTTTTTGTGTGATTAGAAATACATACCCAAGTGTTATCGGCGTGTGTTACAATATCATTTTCTACAAATTGGAAATTAGCAGGTGTAAATGTTTGAGACCATAAACCTTGCAACGTACCCTCTCTCTGACCAGCTGCGGTTTGTCTAAGTGCTCCTCTAATTGTTAAAGTATCACCATTCCATTCCAATGAATTATACTCACCATTATCAACTTCTGATTTTAATGAGAGTAATCCCAATGTTGAAGTCCCACTAGCACCACCGGCATTACTCATACCCATAAAGATACCATCTTGTTGGAATCCTTGTACTCCTTGTTGCCCTATTGCGATGTATGGTTCATCACTACCACCAGCTATTGCTATATTTGCGTTTGGACTTCCAACCGGTGGAATACCAACATTAATTGTGTTTTCTACAAATGATTCTTCGAAGATTGCTATCTTAGCAGCAACAAACATATCTTGCTCTCCTAAGTATTCCCAACCATTACTAACAATATCTCCTTGTTCTAATAATGCACTATAAGCAGGTTCAGTAGAATATGGTTGAGTTGATGATGTTACGAAATTTTCAGTTGTACCGAAATAGTGTGTTTCCACATCACCACCAGAACCATTATCAAATTTTACTACAACCGCATCTCTACGTTTTTGTTCTAAGCTAAATAAGTAATCAACTGAACCAGTCCATTCTCCCCTCATAACAATACCAGGCCCAGTTGCTCCTTCGAATACAGTTGAAAGTGATTGTGATAAGAAATAAGTTGCTCTACCATTTTCAATATCAACCTTATAAATTAATGTAGCTGATTTGTTATCCGATGGTATATTCCAATCAGTAATTGGGTCTATATTAGCAGGGTTTCCAGTTGGAAAATTCGGTTGTGTTATAAATGTAGGTATATAATGTAATGAAGATGAAAATTCACCCAATGTTCCAATTGGGTCACCAATTGAGTTTACTGTCTCTGATGAGTATGTAGATACGTGAGTTAATTCAGTAGCTGCTTTAAATGCTCTTATCTGAGTTCCAGTTGTATCTAATGTAAGTGTCCCAGCTACAGTTACTCCAACATTTGGCGATGGGTTTGTTAACGATACTTGATAATTATCAGCTCCAGCTTTAATACCTGCGATAGTTACTTCAGCAGATGCTACGACCGGAGAAGCAATGTTACCATCTCTAACCTTAACAGACCAAGTTGCAGTTTCACCGGGTGATGTAGCATCACCAGAACCTATTTCAAATATATTCTCGGTTCCAACTAAACTATATGCAAATCCATCTCTGAAGAATTGGTAATATGATTGTGAACCCGTTACATTAAATGGGGTTGCTTCTAAAAATATTGAACCTACTGGTGAGGTTACCACACCATCACCATCAAAATTAACAACTGCCGTTGTTGTGGCTAAAGTTACACTTCTTGCAGCAGTACCATCATTTGATTTTGAGAATATCTGTCTTTTACTATATACCTCTTCTACACCAGCTACTCCATTTGTTAATGAATATGGATACACATAGAAATTATAATCAACAGAACCACTTTGTGGTTCCAATTCACTAAAGTTTGTATAATGTACAGTCTCATCTCCGAAATCTAAATCGTATTGTGATGATGCTGATATATCACCAACTACTATACCACTACCAGTTGCTGATACTGTATATGTACCAGGTAAACTACTTGTTTCATATGAAAGGTATAAGTTACCCTGCTTAACTAAAATATCGGTATCAGCAGTTGAGTAATCAGGTATCGTTCCGTTTTCATCAGCTTGGAGTGTTACAGTTGATGGTTTTATTTCAATTTCAATTGCATCCGAACCATCTACTCCTTTAGTAATACGTTGTGTAATTGTTTCATAGTAGTATCCAGCAGTTCCATCATCATTTGATGATGTATAAAATGGGGTAATTTTATAGGTTCTTGAAATATTAGCTACCAATGATTCGGATGGCATATTATGATGACTTACTTGATAAATGTAATCATTAATGGCTATACCCGAATTAGGTTTTATTTCAATGTTGTTAATAGATGGAACATCATAGAAATCCCACGATCCAGCTGACATAGTCACAGCACTATCGTTATATGTTAATTGCTTTTCTCCTTGAGAAAATCCGAATTTAGTATCCAATAAAGAATAATCATAAACTGCCCCCTCTTGATTTGAGTTTAAGTTTACTACAATTGGGTCAATATTTGCGATAACCGGCTCAATCCCTAAACCATCAGGTGCTACAAATATTGTTTTATCAACACTAATCGATTCTGATGTGAAATCTTCTACATAAGTAAAGTTGAATGTTAATTGCTTACTATCAATTGGTGTATAATACTCTACCGAATCACCCGGTATACCACTTCCAATGATTTCGTTTTGTGCATTGGTTGCTGTTACAGTTATTCTACTATCAAATGCCCCAGTTTCGAAGAACATATAGTATTCAGTTAGTAAAGCTGAATCAATGGACATTGATGGGAATACCTTCAACGTACCACTAATTGGTGATTCGTTTGTACCTCTTAAATAAAAGTTACCAGATAAACTTGCAGTTTGTGGTGTGAATATTGTATCTTCTTTTGGATTAATATTAAATTGTTCAACATCAAATATTGTAAAACCAGCACCTAATCCATCTTGTAAATCAGTTAGTATTAATGTTGTTAGAATATCCTCTTCAGTAGTACCATCCATTAAGTATAATGGTAATTGACCTGTAATTGATGTTCTATCGAATACTGCGTTATAATCCAATTCACCACTACCAGTTGTACCAGCAGTTAACCCTTGAATAAATCCACTTGACTGTGCATCGGATAATAAAATATATTCCGAACCACTTTGTATTCTTAATTTTGCATCAGAGAATCCATTTTGTGGTAAGTTATCTCTTAGTATGATTTCGTTAATACCATCGATACGAATCGCTTGTAGCTCTAATGTTTCTTCACCTTTATTTTTTATAATAGTACCTCTATAAGGTCTAATCTCAAAGTTTACACCACCCTTACCATCTTGCGAACGTGTAATTACCACATCATCCGATACACCTTCTACTTCACCAGTAAATCTAATGTATTGTACAGTGATATCATCTCTTGAACCAGTAAAATCAGCAACAGTTAATGTTGGTGATAGGGTTTCATATCCACTCATTAAACCAGGATACTGCCCACCTGCATATTGTGATGATAATAGTATATCACCAAATTCATCATATGCACCAGATGTATATGTAACAGAACCAGTAACTAAAGTAGTTTCTACATCAAATGTAATTGTTGTAGGTGGTAATGGATTAGCCGGAGCTGATGCTGAATCAAATGAGAAATATAAATTGTTCGGTGTAAGTGTAATATCTTTATTAAAAAGATTTAAATTACCACCATTAAATGTTTTAGTATCCTCAACTAATATTGGAATGTAGTTGTTGTTTATATCATAGAATTCAAACCTATAATCAAACGTTTCAGTTTGTAATGTTTTTGGAACTTGTTGGATGAACGTAATCTCATCAGGAGAAAACGATGTTTCTTGTGATGCTTTTAAACTTACATTATTAACATACCAATCAACTCCATCAACTTCAAAATATAACTTTGCTTCATCAAAATCATCAGCAATTATATTTTCAGTAAAATTTCGTTTTTGTAAAATAGCATTTGAAGATGGTATATTTACAATTGTTTGTGATTCTGGAGTTCCATTTAAAGAACCACTTAAAGTTACTTTTAGGAAATCAGTTGGGGAAACACTACCCTTTTTTAAATTAAAATCTAATGTATATTCTACACCACTCTGAATTGGAAATGATTGTTTCGTAAGAAAGTGGTTTCCTTCAGTTGAGTTTAATTTAGCTGAGTTGTATAGGAATCCGGTGTTTAGTTCTACTGAAATATCATTTGATGATGTTATCCAATATTGTGATAACACATCTTGTGTAAATGTACCATAACTAATTTCATTAGCTTCAGTAGTTTCTATATCTCTTAATAACTCATTTGATTCTAATTGTATTTCTTGTACGAACTCATAATCAGTTAAGTTTGATTGAGAACGTCTATATACTTTTACTCTTGCAGCATCACCAACTGCTGTTTTCATATCAGTAATACTAATCTTAGCGAATGAACCAGTAAGTGCGGTTGCTAAATCAGTTACACCTTCTAAATAATTAAATGATGATACATAACTTTCATTTGAGAATGGCGCTACGATTCCATTAGGTGCGTATGGTGGTGAAACAATTACTTCAGTTTCACTTACAACATCTAAAACAATTGGATTATAATCGATATCATCAAATGAAATACGATTACCATCAATTGAACCAGTCCAATTAGAACCATTAGTAACGTTTAATCTATATGATGTTGGTAAAGAGAATTCACTTAATGAAGTACCAGCGGTTGGTGCTAATGGAATACCATTAACATTACCAATCTGAGTTATTAAGTTTGCGTTATTATTAAATATTGGTTTGTTAATCTCACCAATATTAACTTTAGGTCTTTTAAAGAATCTAACTCTATCCTCATTGGCAAGTATCTTATTGATTTGAAAATCATTTTCCCACTTAACATTATAATTACCTTTCCATTGGTCTGGTACATCTCTTATAACACCATTATCATCATATTGTTTAAGTTCACCTAAAACAGTAATTTTACCCAATCCAATTGGTGTATCGTTATATATGTAAACAGCTATTAAAGATGATATACCTTCATAATATTCCGGAACACCTTTTGCTGGTTCATAGTAAATAGGATTACCTTCAACATCTAAAATCTCTATCTTAATTTCAGTTGTTTCTTTCAGATACTGAGACCCTTCTATAAGAAATCCGTTTTTTCCACCTGTAAAGGTATCATTAAATTCAGTTATTCTAAAATAATCAGAATTCGGGTTATCATCAATTACGAATGTTTGAAATGATGATAAGTTTTGTTCAGGTGAGTACTTTTTAATTCTTGCCATTTACCAATTGCCTATTAGTGTTTCTCACTATAAATATTCCACTTTTTAGAATGTGGATACTTATACTAAAGAAAACTAAAGAAAACTAAAGAAATGGATAAAAAGTATGCAATGTTACAAATTGATAAAGAAGTACATCAATTATTAAAGTCTTTTTGTAAGGATAAGGGGTATAAGATGAATGGGTTAGTAGAAAGTTTGATTAAAGAAAAAGTATCCCCTAACCAAACTCTACCAACTAATGTTTTAAGGTCTAAGTAACTGCTCTACCTTTCATTTGTTCCCAATCTCTATTCTTTCTTACTTCGTTGTTTTTAACATCAGTTGCTGCTAACATAAGTGGAATGATATCCATATCTTCTGCTACTACCATTAATGCTTTAACATCTTTTGGAAAACAATGTCCTCCATATCCAAAATCTCCATCTGGACCCGGAACATTCCAATGGGAATCTCCCAATCTCTCATCTTGAGTTGCATATTCAATTACTTTATCGTAATCAACATCCAATCCTTCACATATCTGATACATTTCATTTGCAAACGATACCTTTGTTGCTAAGAATGAGTTAGTTAAATACTTAACCATCTCAGCATGAGTAGAATCCGTTTTAATGATATGAGCTTTTGGAAATACTTTTGAGAATATTTGTTTTATCTCAGTAGTAGTTGGTCTTGGTCCTCCTAATATAATTCGTTTCTGATTATCATAATCCTTAACAGCATTTCTCTCAGTAAGGAATTCGGGGTTGAATACAATACTTAAATTTTCATATTGAGTATTCCATCGTTCAGTTGTACCAGGTGATACAGTTGATTTGATTATAATGTTATGATTACCTGTTTCATTTAACGCATGTAACTCTGTTTCTACAATCGATACATTGCACCTACCATCGACATCCATTGGTGTTGGTAAGCAAACAAATATAGTATCACATTCATAACAGATTTCATTAAATGTAGAATTACATTTTGAGTCATCTAAATCATAAGTAAGTACATCGTAGTAATTTTTAAACTTTTGATAAACTGCATTACCAACAAACCCCTGTCCTATAATTCCTATCATAATTTAGTATTTAATATTACTGAATCCATTTACTTTTTTGATTTCCATTAGAGTATCAACTACATCTCGCATTGAATCAATATGCGATATAATCATCACAAATTCAAATTGAGTTTTAAGATAAGCAAACAACATATATAATGATGTAAGGTTTTCACTATCCAATGTTCCAAACCCTTCATCAACTACTAAGAAGTTTGGACGAGGAAGGTTACATACGTTGATTAGAGCGATTCTAATTGCCAATCCACTAATGAACCTCTCCATACCACTACACATCTCTAAACTCCACTTCTGGTCATCGTAAACGATGTTTGCATTAATGTTCTTACCATCCATTTCTAATTGCAATCCAAACTCTACTATTTGTCCTAAGATGTTATTAACTTCACCTTCAATCATTGGTAGTGCTTTAGAAATCAATTCATATGATACACCATCTTTACCCAATGCATTTAGGTAATATTCATATAATGTGAATTGGTCTTCCAATTCCCTAACTTCACTTATCCTAGCTTCTATTGTTTGTTTCTGATTCTTTAATGATGAAACTTCTCCGTTTAAAATTAATATATCAGTTTCACTATTCTTTAGTAGTTGTTTAGATTTTCCCAAAGAATGTCTTACATCTACTATCTCATCTCTGAGTATAGTATTCTTTTTAATTTGCTTTTCATTATTTAAATAATCTGCAATTAGTTGTGTAACTTGATAAACTTCATTCTCTAACTTAACTTCTTGAGTTTCAAATGTTGATAACTTGTTAATAAGTGTGTTAACATCTTTTTCAGCTTTTACCTCCTTACTCTTTAGTTTGATAAGTTCATTATGTAAATCTTCGTATTTTTTACGAGTATCAATGGCAAGAAGAAGTCTATCTCTATCTTCCATTTTAGATTTACGTTCTATATCTAATATAGCTAAATCAGCCTCAGCTTTAACTTTAGCATCTATGATTGTTTCAGAATTCTCTAAACAAATATCACAATCTTTATTATACTTATGTGATTCTAAATGTACTAATTTATCATTTAAAGATTCATATCGTATTTCAAATTTCTCCAAGTCATTCTTTACATCCCTAATATCACTTGAATATTTTTTATATAAATCATATTCTTTAGTAATCTCATCTTCATCAAATGAATCAATCTCTTCCTCTAATTGTATATGAGTTTCTTCTAATGTTTGTATTTTAGATTGATTTGTATCTCTTTGAGATATTAGTTGTATTAAAGAATTTTGAGCTTTTAATTTATTAGCTTCCAATTCTTCTAATGAATAATTATCAGATTTTACCTTTACTATCTTTTCATTTAAAGATATCAATTTCTGATTAAGTACTTCTACTTTATCTTTAACAGTTGTTAGATTAACATCTTCTAATTTATATTCTGCTTCTTTAACTTTTAACCCAATTTCGATATCGGCCAATTTCTGAGTGAAATCATCTTGCTTAAACTTACGAATTAGGGAAGCGTTATCTCTATTCTCATCCGATGCAAATGTATATAGTTTATCAAATACATCTACTCCCATAAACTGAGCAAGTATTTCTTTTCGTTCTGATTGAGATTTATCAATGAATAATGAGTTGTTTCCTTGTAACGATAGAGTAGTAAGAACAAAATCATCATAGGTTCCCAAATATTGTTGAATATTTGTATTAGTTTCTCTCCTTTGCTCTCCGTTCAAAGAAGTGATACCACCCTCATCGTCTTTCCAAAAGGAAACATCGACTTTTAGGTTTCTACCCTTATTGATTAACTTTGCTCTTCTCTCTATATAATAATCAACACCTTCAATCTGAAAATGTAGTTTACAATAGAAGTTATCTTTTCTATTGTTTAATACGTTCTTTGCTACATAAGTTCTACTAGTCTTATCAAAAATACAAAATGAAATTGCATCGAATAGAGATGATTTACCACTTGCGTTTGGCGCAAAGATACCAACCATCCCCTTTACACTATCAAATTCTATTTTATTATTCTCACCATATGAGAACATATTAGAAAATTCAAATGTCTTTGGTACCCATTGAATGTTTGGAGTAACATCATCATCTACTAACTTTGAATTCATTTCTCTATTGATTTGTTTAATCTTATCAATAGTATCATCATCAGCAAGGTATTGTCTTTGTAAGTAATCTTTAATCAATTCATTTTGATATTCAACATCTCTTACATTTCCAATTGCCAAACTATCATCAAAGTCACCAGTCTTTTGTTTAGATAATGTATCCATACGAGTAACAGTAAATTCCTCTACTTTGTATTTCTTCTTTATCTCAGTTAGAGCTCTTTTGATTTGAGTTGGGTCTGTATTAGATACTCTAACTCTTAATCTTGGCTTAAGCGGCATATCAGTAACAGTGGGAACTATACCATTATGAACATCCAATGTATAGAATCCATAATCATTTGGAATATCAATTTCTTCAAAAGTTCTACTATCAACATCCCATAATAAATAACCATGTTTATCTAATGCTTCTCCGTGGTTTTGCTGAATCATTGAACCAGCATATGCAATTGTTGATGAACCCAACGTTTGTCTTTTATGAATATCACCCAACATCACCATATCAAATCCTTCAAACATATCAGTTGTGAATGAGTTTGATGATACAGTATAACCAATATCAGTTTCTGCTAAGTTAACAGGTCCGTGAAATACACAAATAGTATTTTCCCCATCTACCAATTCTGCCGTTGGCCAGTTCTCTTTTTTATCGAGTATAGAATATACCACAAAAGTAAGATTACGGAAGGGGTAGATACCAGTATCTCTAAGATAGTGAATTCTTTCATTATTTAAGTTTTCTACGATTGGAGTAAGTACATCCAATCTATAATTGTTATTTAAGTTACAATCGTGATTACCAGTAATTAAGAATGTGTGCTTTCTGTTTGCACACTCAGTTAAGAACCAACTGATTTCTCTTATTAATTCAGGACTCATCTCAGTTTTGGCATGAGCAATATCACCAGCTAAATAGATAATAGCATTATCGATATTATCTCTATCTACGTTTTGTAAGAATTTTACGAATACCTCTCTGTATTCTACGTGTCTTTTTAAATTACGGATATGTAAATCCGCCAAATGGTAAATCTTTTCTACCTTCATATATTATTTAATTTAGATAGGATTAAATCATCCCAACCACTTTCTTTGGTTTCTTTTAATAAATTATTTACTTTATCAAAACCCATATCACCAGCATCATCACCATCAGGTATAATGTTAGTTACCTTTATTCCATTTTGAATAAAGAATGTTGCATGCTTTGTTGAATCTTCAATTGCATCTGAATCTAAGAGTATTTTTATTTCCTTTACACCCTTTTCGAAAATCTTTGCTTTTAATGTTCTTGGTAAGAATTTACCTAAGATTGGTATTACATTTCGTTTTACTGAGAATGAATCAAATACCCCTTCTACTAATGTGATAGGTTCATTCCAATTAATTTGATTATCAAATACAACCACATCCCTACTAACAGGTGGGTTTTTGTATTTAAATTTACTATCTTCATAATACGAACGTGCTACAAAGTAGTTTAACTCACCTTCTTCACTATATGATGGAATTATAGTTCTACCACCATAAATACCTTCCCCACAATATCCAATGTTATGTTTTAACATTTCATCCATTGTAATACCTCTTTTATAAAGATAGGTCAATGCTTGATTATATGCAAAATCTAAAGATTTGGGTTTTATATGAAGTGGCTTAAATTCAGATGGAAGTTTAAGTTGTACCTTTTCAACATCCTTATCATTCTTAGATGGTGTGTACTCTCCATAGATAGAAATGATTTTTGATAAATCACCCCTATCTACGTTTAACTTTCTTAGAAGCGATTGGATAGCTCTTCCTTTGGAATCACATACCCAACAATGCCAATATTGAGTTTCTAAATTTATTTGTAGTTTCTTTTTATGATGATGACAAAAAGGACAGTGATGTGCCTGTTCATTTCCTTTCATAGAAGAGCCTACACCTAATGTAGAATCTAATACATTTATAACAACTAATTTATTTCTTGCGGAGAGCATTAAATTATATTTTTTGTAAATATACGAAATTTATTTGGATTTACCAAATCATCTAATCATTTATCCCATTTGAGAATCGGATACTGCGAATAAAAATTCACCTAACTTTTTAATTTGGTCAATAGTTTGCCTATCAACTTTACGTTGTTCCATTTGAGTTACTAAGTCTTTTATTGATTTAACGGCAATCTTTAAGCCATCATCTTTTGCATTTAAATTATTTGGATTAATACCAAATGCTCTTGCTACTTGTTCTAAATTCATAATATTATTTTTAGTGTATATACATTTAATAACAAATATACGAATAATATTTTACTTATCCAAGTCTTTTCTATAAAACTTTCCTAATATGTTTCCGTTGAGTGAATTATCATCTGATAATACATTGTATTTAAATTGATGATGTACCTCATAATATGATAATGATTTTTTTGAATAGCAGAATTGTAGAACACTTCGTTTGAACTCATCACTCTTACCTTCGGTGATTTGTTCTTTAATCCAATCGTTTGATGAGAAGTATTTCTGCCAGTCAGAAGATTTTCTAACTTTTTTCTTTTTAGGTAGTGAACCTCTGATACCAGCTAACTTTCGTTCTTCTCTGATACGTTGTAGTTCCCTTACTCCGATTTTTACATTTCGAACACTTTCTAAGGATTTCTTACCAATGTAATATTTGCCAGTAGGGATATGTTCTATCATATAGATAAATCCTACGGCATCCTCAGGTATAACATCTTCGGTAACATCGTTACCATTCCATAACCAATTTGACATTAAGTCTTATTTAAATTTGTCTGAATAAGGTTTTGAGGGGCTGTGTCCTGCTCCACCTTGTCCAATATCACCACCATTAGCTTTTTTGATTGCCTTTTCATCTTTTGATAAATCCAATCCACCATCAGCTTCTAATAAAGTTTTATCTCCACCTTTAATGTTTGCTTTTGATGCATCCGGTGCTGCTTTTTTTAATCTTTCTTCTAAATTCATAATAATCTTTCTTTATGTGTATAAATATCAATTAAGTATCAAAACGAACAATAAAGTTCAATGGATAATCAGGTAATGATTTAATCGGCTTCGGTAATTTACATACGGCAACCATATTCAATTCGTTATCATATAAACCTATCGTTGTAATAAATGGTGCTAAATAAGAACCAGTAGTATCAACAGAGGATGAATAATCATATTCCCCAAATCCACCAAATTTAGTTGGTTCGATTGTAGATTGAATTGTTTTTAATTTTATTCTATTAATTCCATCATATGCTGATGGGTTTTGTGAAACGTTGAATTCGTTTTCATTTACAGATAAGAATACCTCATTTTCATAAATTGTCATTGTAGACCGATATGATAAATCAAATGATTCAATAGTAACATTATCAGTAATACCATCCGTAAGAACTATTAAGCCCCTATCGTAAAATACGTTACCTTTATGATTACTAGCTGAATCAATTAGATTTGAATTACCATCATCAGTTACAGTTATAGAACCATATTCTAATTTAACAGAACCTATCTTTAAACCTTCACCATAATTTTGTTGTGGTATTGCTAACACACCAATCGTTTCACCAATTACTCTCTCATCCGTAGATGCGTAAGATTTTCTCTTACCAACTTCAGTTAAGATTGATGAGGTGGATGGGTTTAGATAGAATTGTGCTTTTAATGAATCGTATAAAGTTCTTTTAGATGTACCATCTGAATTTATATCATCAGTATCATCATCATATAAATCAGTTTGTAGTGTTCCATATAGTGGCGTGATATTATCACCATCCAAAGCCCACTCTTTGTAAACTTTAAAAGGTCTAACTACTACATCCGATTTTGGTATTTCTTTAATCATCTAAATAATATACTTTCATATAAATATCTATGAAACAAAAAACCCTCCACAAAGGAGGGTTTCTATAATATTCTAAACTTTATTAGAATGAAAGTTTTACTTTTATAAGTACTTCCTTATCAAACGATTTATTTATCGGTTGTGAGGTTTTAGCTACTGCTATTAATTCGTTTGAAGTATTTAATAAACCAACAGTTGTAACATACGTTTGTGGGTCAGTATTAAATGTTGTTTCTACGAACGTTCCATCGGTTTTTGTGTACGTTGGATTGTTTGAGTAGTTAAATTCTCTATTCGTTGCTCTTACGAAGAAATGTTGTGTTGATACATTTTCAGTTCTTCTCGCTTGGAAATCATTACCATTATCAATTGCTTGTACTAATGTTTTATGATTTTGTGTATCACCTACAATAGTCTCAACACCTAATAATGATTCAGCTGGTCCACTAAATGGTTTTACAGTTCCAACAGTTTCTGCTAATGCAGTTGGATTGAAAATTACAATACCTCTATCTGGGTAGAATAATCCATATCCTTTTCCGTTTGCATCAGTAGTAGATACAACAGTTGCTTCGTTTTCAGTACCCAAGTTAAGTGAACCACTTACTACTTTGAATACTCTACCAGCTTTTCCTAACGTATCTCCAAATTTCTTACCACTATCATCAATGAAGGTAAATAATCCATTAGAACCACTTAATTGTAATGACCAATTTCCAGCATCCATCTTTTCTCTATATCTAGCTCTATTTACATTGATAGCGTAAATTGAGTTTGAATCTTCAAATACGTTAGCCGTAGAAGTTTCAAATGAGAATTTAGGGTCTGTTGGTTCTAACAATACTGATTTGTATTGTGCGTAAGTTGCTTTTGTTGAAAGTAATGCATCATCATCATTTTGTAATGAAACTGAACCACTTCCGTTTACGTGTCCATATGCTACTGCAAATTGAGCTTCAGCCGTTGCATCAGTTCGTGGGTCGGTACTATACACATCATAATAGTAATTTCCACTTTGAGCAACTTGCGTTGATGAAGTATAAGCGTTAGTTAAAGAACCAACATCACCAGTCCAAAGACCCGTTGTCACTACTTCTACCTTAGCGTTTACTTTATCAAATTCACCGAATTGTTTGTACACACCAGTGGTTGCACCAGCTCCAGATTGTAATTGTTGACCAGCGGGTAATGCGGAGTTTATGAGTGAAACGATATCGTTCGTATCGAAAGTTCCACTTGCTGCTAAATCAGCAATTCTTGCTGCTATGTTTGGGTCGTTTATTAATGCCATATCTTATTTTCCTTTATGCTCTATATGTTATAGTTACCGGAATGCTTTGTGCACCACCCGTTTCGTTACCATAGACCGTAATAGTTGTTGATACATTTGAAGTTAACGCTGGATTTGGAGTGAAGTTAAATCCTAAACCACTTACCACTTGTGCGGTAGTTGTGATTTCTTCTCCTAAGAAAACAGGAACCGAACCGGCTGCTGTTGCTCCTTGCGTTACTGATAATGTACCAGCTCTCTGGTCTGCCAATACAACAGTGTATCCAGCTGATGAGTTACCAGCAGGTGAAGTAGTTGGAGTCATTGCAACTCCCCCTTCATCTTGATAAGCTCCGATAGATGGAATTCCCAATGCTACGATTGGAATTTGTGTTGTACCTTTCGGTAGTGTAACTAATTTGTATCTTAATACTTGTGTTTCATCAGGACTTGCTTCCATTATAGGAATTGCCTTAATTGCCGAATCATAATATGCACTTCCCTTCGGATGTGCTGGTTCGTATAATGTATAATCAATCTCATCATCACCCAATGCGAACTTGGAAATGTTCAAAGACTGACCCGATGCCAACTTCTGTCTACCTTTTTTGGTCAGAATGGCATCTACTGTAATCGATGTGTTGTTTAAATATCCCATAATTTTTTATTACCCTTTTGATATACTAATAAATATAACATTTTAAAAAATAAATTAATCTACCTGTAAGATTGGTTCTCCACTACCTCTACCAGTATCAGCAACTCTAAGAATGTTAGGATTTGTGGTAAATACTTCTACCGGTGATAATCCATCTGGAGTTGTTAATATAGTTTGGTTTGAACCTTCAAAAAATGAATTCTGCATACCTTGCGATAAATTGTTTTTGTAACGATAGTGTGTAGGGAAGTATCCAGACAAAGGAGTTACTTCTACTACATCATTACCAACCGATGGTACCGAACTACCATATGGTAGTTTAGATACTTTGTATTTGTATTTAGTCACATCTACATTCTCATACTTAACAGCTTCGTTATTTGAAGTTGCAGGGTATCCTTCGGTTTGTGTTAATATTGTTTCTACGTAAGATTGTTTAATTAAATAAATATCTTCTCTTGATGCGGTTAGGTTACCAAATATATCTAATTTAGTAACAATACCAGTTGTTATTGGTGCGAATAATCCAAATCCTGCATTAGCAAGTGAATCTCTCTCCATTCCGATTTGTTGGAATGTACTTTCATCAACCATTGCACTTAACTTAGCACCAGATGGTACATCTATATATGAAACGTATGATGGATACTCACCATTTAATACAATTGTATCTTCGGTAGTTATATCAGCATCATATGATGGTACATCAGATATTAAATTAATAGTATCGTCACCATTTATGTTTGCATCATAATTATCATATTGATGAGTTATAACTACATTTGAGTCAGTATCTATTTCAGCTGAGAATTGGTTATTATCTCCAACTAAGGAAACGTTATCATCCACACCAATTGATGTTTCATAATCACTTCTTTCCGAGCTAGCCGGCTTCCATTGTGTTTTACTTCTTTCTAAATAATGTGGTTCAATTAGTAAACCTTTAGATACTTTTGCTCTAGCCGGTACTAACCCTTCCAATACTTCGAATAAAGATTTATCAATAGAACGAACTAATCGTATGTATTCATAGATATCTCTATTCACTCGCTTGAAGTAGTAATCTCTAAGAACACCCAATTCAGAGTAGTTATCTTTATATTCATCAGATGGGTTACCAATATAGTTATCTATATTAAAGTTTCCAAATGATTTAATAATATCCATATTCAACTCCTTAATCGGTGAAAAGAATAATCCTAAACGAGATGAATCAATTGGTGCTCTATCAAATGCCTTTTTTGTTGCCCTAACTCTATGTGATAAATCTCCAACTAAAGTTTGAGTTTCGAATCTAATTTTATCCGAAGAGTTAAATCCTAATGAAGGTACTTTAGCCGTTATAGTTCTATCATAAGATGTATGATTATATGGATACTCAGTTATGGATGGAAATGCATCCGCTGAACCAGTTAATATACCATACTCCGTTGTAATTGCAACATTCTTTACACCAGTATCAACTCCTCTATTTTTTGGTAATTCAAAATCATATCTTACCAATAAATCCTCAGTAGATGATGTATATGAATTACCAACAGTAGAATCGGGCATAAGAGCATGTGTTTCAATAACACTATCCTCTAACGATGTTTTCCATATTCTGAATTCATCAACCTTACCTTCCATTTCGTAACCTAATGAAATTTCACTTGAACCATCATTCCATCCATTGTTACCAGTTATACTCATAACATTAGTAGATATATTAGTTCTAATTCTACCAGCTAAAGCCTCTTTAGCTATTATTTGGAATTGCGAATCCGAACCTACCACATCTCTATTAATTACAATTTGAGTATATTCTTCATTGAATATATTAAATGGTTGAGTAGATGATGAGTGAACAGTTCCAGTTGAACTTTCCGATACATATAAATCAATTGTACCAAATGTGCCACTTGTATTTGTAATACCAACCCTCCATAATGGAGTTGATGGCTGTGGTGGTCCACCAGCTAATATATTATAGTTTCCAGGAATTTGTAGATTTACAGTCATTTCAACTGCATTTGGATAATCACCATCTACCGAATTCCATTCCGTATTTATTACTTCACCACTATTAGTAAAGTTTATAGCAGCTGTTCTATCATCAAATGTGAAATCTTGCGTACCACCATCAGTTGGGTCAGTTGGCCCACCGAACTCCATTATAGTAAGTAATGAATTTGGAATACCATAACAAGCCATTACAGCTTTTAAAGAACGAGATGTTCCTTTGTGTTTAAGTATGTAAGGTAAGTTATTTAATATCCTTCTCCAAACTTCTTCGTTTGCTGATTTTAGTGATTGTGTATATTTTTGAGTACCATCTTTATATTGTCCAAATGCATATTCCCAAAGGTATTGTGAATCGTAAGCTTTCTTACCATCCCAACCTAATGATTCTAACATAGAATACATCAAATCATTTGAGAATCCTAAGTTAGCTTTATGTTGAGGTGATTTAAGTTTAGTTAAACCATTTACATATGCCCATATAATATCGTAGTGTTGACCTACCATATCCATAAACAACATAAAATCTTCATTCTGATAATCCTCTACAATAAATTCAGGTAGATTATTATTTAAATAGTTTACATTATTTTTATCATACTTAGCTGCATTTGTAGTTGATGAATTGTACCAAGCTATTGATTCGGAATCCGAACTAGCTTTAATTACATTACCACTTTTTGGATATGATAACGAATCACTATATTGTGTATCGGTATATAACCACTTTTCAAAACCATCAAAGGTTCCGATTAAATCGTTTATTTTTGTTAACTGAGCGGTTGCTTGTAGTTTAGATGTTGCCGTTAATGATAACGCATCAATTTGTAAATTATCAGAAGCTTCAGTTATTATAGTATATCCATCATACCCCCCACCTTCGGCAAGTATAAATCCAAGTTCAACTGTATTAGTTGTTAACTCATTATATTTAGTTTGATATGATTCTAATAATTGAATCTTATACCAAAAGTTTTTAATTCGCTCTTCAGATGAACCAAAGTGTACAAAGTTCTCAAACATATGTACCGAACCACTAGCGTATTGAATGTTTAACTTCTCAGTATCAATCCCAGTCTGAGTAACATATTTTTGTATTAATGAAGTTGATGTAGTTGAACCATTTGCAACTAAATCATCATACATCTGATATCCTATACTATTATCAACTTCTAATTTGAAATTAGGTCCTTGTAGTGGTGGGCAATAATCAGAATCACTACCTACTAGAGTAATGATATCGATAATTGGTTCAGCTTGCAATTTACTAATCCAAACTTTTTGATTAGTTAATATAGATGTTGGTAATGGCTCGTATAATTTAAGAATTAATGAACTATTACCATTTTTAGCTTCTGGGTTTTCAACCAATCCAGTCCACGTAGTAATAACCTTGTTATCACCATCACCTAAGTGTAATAAGTGAGTTAGTAATTTAGAATCATCAAATTCACATTTATCGAACTGAGATATAAATCCTTCTGCAATTCGATTGATAACAACTGAACGAGGTATTTCCAAATCACCTTTATCAAATAGAATATCGATTTCCTCTACCGGCCCTTTAACGGGCTTTTTGGTTGCTAAATTTATAGGAACTAATCTTAGTGGAATTTTTACCTTATCACCATTATTATTACCATAAAATATTGGAGCCATTTTCGAAAACCTATCTGTGGAATCTCCTCCCCCACTGTAAACGGGACTACCAATACCACCACTAAGCGTGTCTTTAAATGTGTCTGGGGCTTTACCCATAGATACGGGTGGTAACCCACCACTTCTTTGAAATGACTTGGATGCTGGTTTGGTCTGTGATTGTAATGGATATTTATCTAATAGTTCTTTTACATTTAAAGTAAGATTACCCTTTGGTCCTAATTCTACATAATCGGTAGAGTTACCAACATACATTCTAATAATAGTAGCATGTACTGAGTTCCAACTTATATCGAAATCTACATCGTATCCTGCAAAATCAGCACCTCTTACTTCTTTTGGGTATGTTATCTCTCTAATATCAGGAGTATTAACATATACATCAGAAACTACATTAATTACTAAATCAATAGCTTGCGATGATACATCAATTACATCCAATGTATCTTTCGTATCATTACCACCAATGAGTTTATCTATTATTGTTTTTTCGTTAGGTTGGTCTTTTACAATTTTAGTATTAGTTAAAAGTCCTAATTCGTTTTTTATCTTTGTTGAATTGTTATTTTTAGTAACAGGTTTAGTTATAGTTACAGATGATTTTGGCTTGCCGGTGCTACCAGTTGAAGAGGATAATCCGCCACCACCTCTGCCACCAGTTGAAGAGGATACGCCTCCGCCACCTCTACCACTAGAATTCGTATCATTGTATCCAAGCATTGTTCTATTTATTTCCCGCATTGCCATTATCTATAATTGTTTAAGATACTGCTATTAAAATCTATATTAAGAAAATTGCTTAAACCCGTAAATTGAAAGTTATACCCATTTGACCCAATGTTATTTGATAAATAATTAGTATTTGTATTAGTTTTTATATATTGGTTAAGTGATTCCTTAATTATGATTTCTTTTGTGGGTTGGATTATTTCCTCTTTGATATCCTTAAATATTGGTTTTATTGGTATTTCTCTAATTGGCTTTATTGGCTCTGTATTTGTTTCATAATCATTTAGTGAAAATGGGAATATTTTAATATTATATTTACCTATTTTTTCAAAAGTAGAATGGGGAATAGTAACTCCAGCCACATCACCCGCTTCTAAATCATCAAATTCTAAAATATCATCACCAACGATAATTGTAATTGCCTCAACTGATGAATTCTTTTTAAATGCCAATGGTACCCCTATTTCAGTATTGATGTTATATAATCTACTAGCATTATTTAATAATTCAATTACTGGTTTAATTAATGGCTCTACCGTTGATATGGCCTCTACTTCTATACTGATTTTATAATCAGTTTTTAGCTTAAACGTCATTGTTAAAGATTCATTATCTTTAGCATCCAATGGAAACATCTGATATCCATCATCATAAGTGATATTAGTTATTCTATATAACGTTAAATCAGCTGATGTAATTGTATATTTAGTATTTGATTTATCCTCATACGTAGTTTGTCCAAGTTGAGGAAATATATCGGATTGTCTGTATCCAGGATTCTTTTTTAATACAATCGGATTTCCACCTCTAACACCAGACAAATTAATAGTTAATTTCTTTTTAGTAAAAGTATTATCACCACCATTACCATTACTTTTTAAAGTAAATGGAATAGTTTGAGTAGAGCCGGTTAAACGTTGTGGAAATTGGTATTCACGATCATCAATATATTTCTTAACTACAATTTCAGTTCCCGCTAGACCTCCATATCCATTTTCAAATTCACCACCCTTTTGTATATTTGAATCATTAGTATTTAAACTTACAACATACTTTTCTTTAGAGGTATATCCATCTTTACCTATTTCTATAATTCTGTCACCCTTTTCTAATAAATCAACTTTAGATATTCTTAGTTGTTTTGGTACAGAACCAATGAAGCTACCATTAAACTTAACACCAGCACCATTAATGTTACATGTAATATTAAGTAGTATATCGTTTTCAGTAATAGTTGTCTTAGTTCCACCACCACCAGTATTTCCACCGCCACCAGTATTTCCACCACCACCATTATTCAATCTATCGTCACCGTCATTACGGAAATCATCCTGCTCATCTTGAAGGAAATCACGACGATTGACAGCTCCTTCTTGGGAGTTGGGTGTACCTAAAGTATAATCTGTGTATCTTCTCATATCTATAAATATTGTTAAATGATATTAACTATCACTACTTCGGCCACCGCCACCACCTCTTTGTATTGTCGACCTTCGGTTAAACATCCCTCTCCCACGTTTTAATTTTCGTGTACTTATCTTAGTTGATTTTTTAGGGCTTGGTTTTGAAAACTTAGGAATAGCAATATCTTTAGGTACTTCCTTTTTTATTTCCTCAGCTAACTCATAATCTTTTATATATGGTTTATCGGGAGTATC